TACCATTTCTTCTCTATACGTATATCTTATAAAGTTTGCTTTGTGTGATAAACCTTCTGCTATTCGCAGAAAACATTGAGCTATATAATCTGGAACTGTAGGAATCTTTTTGTCAGTTTTTCTAGCTTCATCTGCTTTCTTAACATATTCAACTACAGCAGTGGAGAAATCAGAATTATTGACATAATGTATACTTTTTTTACGTGTCATTGTTCAAACCTTTATTTTATAGTATTATTATACACTAGTTTTTACTAAAAGTACAATAATTTTTTTTCTTTTAAGATGATAATTTGTATTCAAAGTTTTGCGATGTGTGATTAATGCTTATCAATTTTGCGCCATTACTAATATGAAAATGTGTAGCCATAGGTGTTAATGGTGAAAGCGTAACTAATTTTTCTATATAAGAAAACTTTTTGCAATGTTCTGATAACTTTCTTACGATTTCTTTACCAGCACCTCTTTTACGTGACCAGACTGTATAAGCTACCGCTGTGTTAGGATCTTTTTTATAATATGCATTCTGGCTCATGAGATCTAATTCTTTAATATTATGTGGTACATCATTCGTATAAGCAACACAAATAATACCTTCAATATTATCTTGATATTTTAAACCAAAAATTTTACGATTATAATTTAATCTAAATTCTACATCAAGTTCTGGTCTTACAGGATCTTCTGTAACGTCAATATAATCAAGTTCAACTAATTCAGTTCCTTTAACCCATTTAAAAAAATTATCCATTCTATGTTTAAAAATTTTCATATCTATTTTCATATATTTTATTTCTCTTAGTGTTAAAAATAACTGTGTACAAGTGTGAAAAAGCATGATATAATAAAAGAGTGTATTGGGGAGAGAGGGGTATACCCTATTAATGGAAAGTATTTCTAGGTTTAAATTTAATTATTTTATTATTATCATCAGAATCGGAAACATGATCTTCTTCAACTGCACCATATTTTCTAATTAAAAAGTCATCCATTTCATCGTCTGTCAAGTCTCTTAATTCATTTTGTATTTCATCTAAATTCGCATATACTTTTTTACTTTTTATATTATCGGTTTTAGATTCTTCACTTATACTATCTAAACATCTTTTATAATGTTTTAATATATTACTAGATGGATTCGTAGTTACAATTATATGAGAAGAATTTAAAGCTTGCATAGATTCCGGATCATCTTGAAATGACATCCAAGGTCTAAAAGCAAAGAATCTCCAACCTCTTTGATAGTCTTCAACTGAAACAACCTTTAAAGCTTTTTTTATAAGAACGTCTCCGGATTCATCACCGGTATCCCATTCAATAACTTCACATATTATTTCATCATTATTAGTAAGTTTAAATTGTTTTACAGTCATAGATCTACTCTATAAGTTTTATGATTAAATTTTTCTCTTCCGTATATTCTAAGTCTTTCATCAGCATGTAATATGCCAAAATTCTTTTTAGACTTCCAAGTTATATCATCAATGATATCATAAAGTGTAGTACTTTTGCCATCATCTGTTTTTCTTAAACCTCTTCCTATGCTTTGCAAAACTCTTATTTGAGATTTAGAAGGAGATGCAAAGACTATATTATGTAGATTCCTAATATTTATACCTGTACTAAATGTACCAAGAGAAGCGACTGTAATAGAATCTTTCTGTTTTTCTACTATTGCTCTTATGGCTTCTCTATCTGTAGCAGCAGTTTCGCCAGATACAAAAAAAACTTTGCGTGTTTCATCTACTTCATCTTTTATTAACTTATAAAGAGGTTTACCATGCTTTTCTACGTAGTTATATAAAAGCAATGTATTACCTTTAAGATCAAGTGTTAAGTTTTTTATAAATGAATTACGCTTACTGTTTGTAACTATAAATTCTAATTCTTCTTGATATGTTTTTTTACCAAAATCTTTTTTAACTTGTTCACTATAATTTAATATGATTCTTTTAATTGCTAATTTTGCAAGAGTATCGTTATCTTGTAAAGCTCTTGTGCTTGTAACTCTATAAACTTTTCCAAACAATCCTTGTAATACTAACTCGTGTGTAAGTGCACCATCTAAAGTTCCGGTCGTGCCAAATCTGTATTCAGCTTCAGTACATTTATTCATTATCGTTGTTAATGATTTTGATTTAAATCCATGACATTCATCTCCAAAGACGTTACCAAACCGATGAAACCAATCGTGCTGAAATCTGTATATAGATTGCCATGTGCTAATAATAACTCTCTTAGTTGTATTTTTATCTTTACCTGAATATATTCTATGACAATTTTTTTCTACATCATAACCATAAGTTTTAAAATCATTATACATTTGTTCAACTAAAGAAGTAGTTGGTACTATTATAAGAACATCTTTTTCGAAAGATGATAGCAAGTATCTCATAAGAACATATATTATTAATGATTTGCCAGAACCTGTTGGTGATAAAAGAATAGCATTCTTTCTTTGTATTCCTGTGCATACTGCATCAAATTGATAATCTCTTATTTTAAAAGGTAAATTTAACGCATCAATAAATTTCATCATAAAATCTGGATTAATTTTATTACCTTCATTAGGACTACCGTATTCTGATTCTTCTATATCAATTTCGTATTCTCTGCTCTCAGCAAAAGAAAGTATTTGTGGAAATAGTCCTGCAGATATTTCACCAGTAATTTGATTATATAATCTTATTTTACCGTCCCACAATCTATTGCGATATGCCGGCATAAACTTATAACCAGGCACATAGAAAGAAAAGAATTCTCTAAGTTCTGCTCCTACGCCTCTATCGCAGTCAACCTTTAAGATTGAATGATTTAATTTCCTGACTCGAATTGTTTCCATTTAATTATATTTGATATCGTTTGATGACGCCATTTTAAGTTGTCAATAATTTCTGTTAATGTTTCTATTACTGTTTTCCAATATTGTATTTTTTCTTCTGATTTTTGTATTTCTGGATCACTGTCATAATAATATTCCATTTCGCCTTTTAGTACCTTTAATCCATCAAACGGATCTGGCACCCAACCTTTTTCTTTTATTGTTTCATGATCCATCTTTCCATTATAATATAACCACTTATCTTTTAACAAACGCTTTTGATCATATTCAGCTCTTCTTAATTCGAGTTTAGCTGTTGACCACATTTGTATATATTTTGCATGTAATATTGGGGTTTGACGAGAAGTATCGTCGAGTTGATTATTACTAATAATACAGTCTGTTTGCCACATTTCGTGGACTTTTTTCAAATCAATCATTATGTCTCCAATAATATATATTAACCAGTTACGCTACCAGTTACATCAAATGAATCTGTAATTGCGCCTGTCGTTGGATTAAATATTTTAATATCAAAATATGTAAATCTAAAAGACGCACCAAATGTTAAGAACGATTCAGCACCACTCGTTGCTTGAAATTGTATATCAGTCAACGCTACTGGTATACTATCTCTATATGTTATTTGTGCTACAGCGTTGTTTGCACTATTTAATATTGATAACGTAATATCTGATTGTGAAGGTGGACGCTGTGTAGCATTTTTAAATCTGTCTAAAGGTGTTACATTATCTTGATCGAGTATTCTTCTCATCCAATTATGCATTTCAATATAAGACTTCATATCTTCATCTAAAATAATATTTGCTAGCATTTCATTGTAAGTTAACTTATCACCTATAAATGGTATAGCTGCAATTTTCTTATATCCAATATCTGCGCTGTTCATAATAACACCAGCATGAGTAAAATCTTGGCAAAAGAATTCTAAATTCGGATAATTTTTTCTATCTATAACTAGCTTAAACCCAGTAGGTTGTAGATAATTGAAGTTAGTGGTTAATGCCATCTTTACACCTACAGTTTATTCCACCACAACTTCCTTTTATTGGTCTCTTAAGCATAGATGCTAGTGACAAGCTTGAAGCTATGAATGACATGAATACAAATAATGTTACTAAAAATATTTCCATAATACTATTTATATAAAAAAAAGAGGGACTTGCGCCCCTCTTTTGATATTATAGTACTAAGACTATGCACCTAAGATATTATCGACTCTGAAGATTCTATAATATTGGTTAGTCTTAACTGCGGCTAAACCATCAGCAGGTGTTGCACCTACGAATGGGTTTGATGCCATTCCATACCTGGTTTTAAAACCAATTTTTGGCTGGAATGTATCTTCACCAACAGCACGTACCATTGTTAATGGAACGTATGGGCAATAGAATAAGCCAGCATCGTATGGATTAGTACCTTTGTAACCAACAGTTACATAGTTAGTATTTGCATACGGGTCTATGTAAACTCTTGTTCTACCGTTCAAAACACCAGCAAAAGTATTACCTGTGTCATCAACATTTAAGTTTGTTGACATTGCAGGTGTATAGTCTAACATACCAGCTGCAGCTAATGCAGATGCTACGTCAGATGAACATATGATAAAGTTTCCTTTACCTCTACGTGTCTCGATTGCAATTCTATTACATTCTCTTTCGATCTGTAATACAAGTCCTTTGAACTTTTCTACTGACCATCTACCGTCTGCATCTGTCTGTACATCGAAGATACCGTTAACAGCAGTGTTAGTCTGTAGAGCACCAGTTTTAGCTTGAGAGTTAATAGTTCTGATAACTTCTCTATTGATTTCAGCTAAGATTTCTGTTGACAAGATGTTTGCCAATTCTGTCTCAGCGTCAAGACCATGAATTGCTTTAAGGTCTTGAGCTAATTCTAAGCTGTATTCAGCTTTAAGAGCTCTTGACTTAGCAGTCACAGTTGCTTTTTCAATAGTGAATCCCATCTCTCTGAATGAAGACTCTCCAGTTGAACCTAACTTTTCAGCTTCGCCTGTTGTCATACCACCAGCAGCTAATGCTGTTAGTCTGGCATCGTCAGCAGTTGAATCTGAATCAAGATTTGTTACGTTAAGACCAGAAGCGTTATCTGAGTCGTGAGTACCAGCACTGTCACCAGAAAACTGAGTCTCAGCTTCGTTGAATAGTGCTTCTCTATTTCCTGTGGATCCACCACCATATCTTGACTTCATGGCAAAAATTAAGCCAGTTGGTCCGGACATAGGCTGAACACCACAAACGTCATATGCCATTAGGTTTGGCATTGCACGTCTTACAAGTGCGATTAATACTGGATTCCAGTTTGCTACAGATGTTGTTGCATTTCCTGGAGCTGCTTCTGAGATCAATCCTTCTTCTCTAAGAGCGATTTCCTGATTCTCAAGTACTGCAGCAGTCACAGCTTTCTTATGGTGATCTGTAATGGTACCAGCTGACTCTTCGTTCAGTACTGGTGCCCACTTTTCGATCAATCTATCGTATGATACTGTCATTTTTTAGGACTCCCTATTTATTTGCAGTTTTTTTGATTGCTTTAAGGTAAGATTCCATTGAACCTGTTGACTCAACTAATGGTGAATCATCATCTTCAACAATTTCTTCCTGGGTTTTTGCAGCCTTAGAGAAATATGATTCTTTTAACTGAGCAACTTTCTTTGCGAAAGTTTCTTCGTCATCAAAATCAACGTTTTCTGCTAATGACTTTAGCTTTTCGACTTGAGTTTCAGCCAAATCTTTGGTAGCTTCTCTAATGATAGACTCCCTCTTATATGTCTCTAACTCTTTAGCCATTTGAATTGACCTTTCAGTTGATTCATTGAGTTGTGCCTCAAGTTCTTCAACATTTTCTGCGAGTTCGTCAACAAGATCAACTTTATCCTCTGGTACCTGAATGTGAGACTCAACAAATAAGTCTTTTAACTTATTCATAAAATCTTCAGCAATTTCAGTTCTTAAACCATTTTGGATTGCCAACTTGTTGTCTTCCATCCAGCCCTCAACTACGTAGTTTAGGTAGCTGTCTACTTTTTCCACAAGGTCCTTTTTGGTGCTTTCGATTTCTTCTGAAAGCTCCTCATTATACTTCTCTTCTAATCTGTCAATCTCTGCATTTATTTTTGCATTAATTGCAGCTTCAAAGATAGTTTCTGCTTTCTGCTTGAATTCATCTGACAGTGTAGCTTCTTCATTAACAAGTGCTTTAAGATCATCTTTAAAGTCAACTTCAATTTGAACTTGATCTTTAATTTCTTCTTCAGCGATAGCTTCGCCGTCAAAGGCTTCAGGATCTGTACCATTGTACATAGCCATTAAAGCTTCTTTTTTCATGCCTTGCATTTTTCCAACCATAGCAGCAATCATGCCTGCTTTAGTTTTTGGCATTGGATCTTTCTTAGTGTTGTCACCTTTACGCTTTGGAGCGGTTCCAGTAGCCTCACCTGCTTTGTCAATAGAAGCAACTGACTGAGCTTCAGCATTCTTAGGATCGTGTTTCATTTCCAAGATTTCCTCATCGTCTTCTTGGAGTTCCACGTCCTGATCTTCAACTATATCTTTATCAGTCATTTTAGACTCCTTATTTTGATTTTAATAACGAGAGGAAATTTTTGAACTCACGAACTTGTGTCTCATAGAGATCAGCGCGTGGAGCCTTTTTAATTTCAGTCTCCATTCTTTCAATTGTTTGTGCTTCTATAATACCGTTATTCCAAACCCATTCAACACCTTCCATTATCCCATTAACAAAAGCGCTAGGTGCGGATGGATCTTGCACGATGTCTATCGCGTTAAGAATATAATCGTCATTGACGACCATTGCGTTATTACGCTGGCTCAAACTTCCCATACCACGAGTCGATACACCGAAAGTAACTCCGCCATCGAGTAAGCCTTTAACAACTTCTCCCATAGGGGTGTTCAGTATCGATGCTTTGCCCACAATATCATTACCTTGAAATTTAAGTTCATTGATTTTGTGGGAAACCTTATCTAAATTAACGGTCGGACCTTCGGGGTGATTCAGTTCTCCAACTGCTCTACCCTTACTCACTTGGTCATTATTATATTTACCTAATGCCTTTTCCATTACAGGCATTGGATATATACGACCGTTTCGATTCTTTGTTTCTGCTTGTGCAAAAATACCTTCAATAGCATAATTCTTTTTACCGGTTTTCTTATCTTCGGTAATTAAAAATTCAATATCGTTTTCTACAAATTCTGATATTAGTTTCATATTAACCTCTTGGATACGCTATTTTTGTAAAATGCGTAGTAGCGGTACCCGCATGTAATTGATCTGCTTGTTCTTTTTGAATTATTATAGATTGGTTTTCATGCATTTGAAAAGTAAAACCAGTAGTTGCATTAGTTATTAAATCATCTGCAGTTGCACATATATAAACCGTTTGGGCATTACTTACAGTTGTTGCATTTAACGCGCCTTCTGCTGTAACTTTAGCTGATAAAGGTTTTATTTCCATTACTTCATTCCTTTATACTGTTTCATAAATTCATTTGCAGCTTTCTCAGCTTCTTTTTGAGAATTATAAGCATCCAATCTATCACCATCAATATAAACAACAAATTTATTTTTTTCATTATGAATCTTAACAGGAACGCGATTAATCTTTTTATCGAACACCGGTTTACCTATAGGCTTTCTTCCTGTCAATTCTCTTAGTTGTAAAAAAGTTTTCATGTTAACTATATTTATACTTTTTATGTTTTACACTGTTTCTTCTTCGTCTTCTTCTTCATCCTCTAATTCTTCATTCTCTTCTTCATCCTCTAGCTCTTCGGTGCCTTCATCATCTAATTCTTCTTTCTCTTCTTCAGCGCCATTATATACTTGATCTGCCATTCTAACTTTTTCTTGATCAAGAAGATCAGACATTTTAATTGTCATGACTTCACCAAATATCTTATTTGCATTATTATAGTCTTTAGCTAGAGAAGCTTTAATTAAATCTTGAATTGGATTTGTTTCTTTCTCTGTGTTTTCAATATTATCGACATTATCCATTATACTGCTCCTTGGTCATTGTCTGGTTCTTGCGCTTGTGCAGCTGCAATTTCTTTTTCCATATTCTTTATAGTATCATCATCCATTAGAAGAATATTCTTTTGT